ATTTTGATTGTGATGAGTTTACATTTTTTACATAAAAACTTATTGCGTAAGTTGTCCCAATAGATGTAACAAAACTTTGATACAAAAAGTCATTACCCCCACCCGCTGAATTTAATGTGGTTGCATTCGTTGAACCATCGGGTGAAGTTGTTGAATTTGATGTAATCGTAGCACCCGCAAATACTGCCCAAGTTGTATTAAATGTGTTTGATTGAAGAACCAAATTCGTCCTCTGAGGTTCTAACAACAACGCAGGACAACTGCCGTACATATAACTAAGACGGGGTACACCCGAACCCATTGACTCCAACAAGCCCGAACTATTTGTCCGTAGTGCCGTGCTCGCCCGTGTCCAAGTTAAATCCCCGTTTCCATTGGTGGGAATTTCGGCATATGCTTTGCCCCCTTTGTATCCGCTTGGGATAAGCAACAACGATGCAGTTTGTAGCAACCCACTCACCGCATCCACACAAGAACCCGCCTCAGTTACTCCACCATCGGCAACAACCCGACTTTGGTAAGCCGAAAAAATCCCTTGGGCATAATTGGAACGATTGATTCCAATGCCCAATCCAATGCCCATTCTCATTAATAGCCGATTACAGAACCCGAAGAAGTTACAAAGCCCGTAATTTTCAAGCCATTACCCGCTGGCAAGTATGCACCTTGCTTGAAAGTAACGCCACTCATACCACGTGCAGACAATACGTTCACGCCATTGATAGAGAATGAAGTGAAGACGGTGTCTTCTTGTGGGATAACTGCGTTGTATGATACGCCTGTAACCGTTCCTGATCCGTGACGGGTAAAAGAACCGCCCCCAGCGATGATGTCTGTTGAAGTACTCATATAGTATAGATTTTTTCTGTTAAACTTGGTGTATATTCATTCTCCGTGAATGACTTTTGAACTTTCAATAAACCTGTCTCACACAAGATTCCTCCGCTTGTAGATACACTATATTCGTGTTCTCCTTCCAATAGGGTTGCAGTAGTACCTTCAATGAATTGAAATTGATTGTATCTCTCTGTGTGAGCTGATACATCGGTCAATGTTCTTGTGACAACGGTTTCGGTTTGGCGATGGGTAAAAGTAAACACATAGGATGCAGCACTTGCCTTTTCAGTCAATGTGAGATACCAATACTTTGTTTGTCCTTTATTAATTACCAACATCAAAACAAAATAGCGAAGGGATTTTAATGTAACAAAAAAGGGAGAGCAAACGCCCTCCCCTTTTCTCCTATGAAACAAGAATCAATTAGATACCCAAAGCGGTAACAACTGAACTTTGCAACTTGTAAGGTGCTTCTGCTTCAATAGCAGAAAGTGTAACTTCATAACCGTTGGAATCTCCCATTGCAGTTCCGGTGTTAGCGACCATTGCAGTCACATCACAACCGTACTCCTTACCAACCAACCAATACTCATCGTTATTGTTTTTAACGATGCAATAGCAACGACCTTGAGCAAGAAGCTTCATTTCGTTACGCTTGGTGGTTGACAATCTGCGAAGTTTGAAAGCAACATCAGTTTGAACAAACGATGTTCCGTTTTCAACTGATACGTTGGTTGTGGCAGTCATTGATCCTGTGCCTTTGGGCAACTCGTAATCGTAAACATCTCCACTTGCAACGGTTGTGGCAGTTACTTCACCACTTGCAACGGTAAACTTTGAATCAACCCAACTAATCAGGTGAATTGATTTAATACCCCCAACCGCATCCTTGCAGTCAAGAGTGAATCCTTGAGTGAGTAAACAAGCCATCAGTTAAAAAATTACAAGGTGAAGTAAACGATTTCAGCGGGGAAAGCAACCTGAACACCGGCAGCGAAGGTGAAACGAACACGAACTTCATCGTTGTCCTGTGAGTACCACATTTTCACTTCCTCGTTTTCGTTAATCAAGTCAGTTCCCATAAAGAAGTTGCTCAAAGAACCAGCAACCAATTTGTTAGTTCCGTTCAAACCACCAACGGCAATCAACTTCATGTTAGTACCGGGGTAAACCATTTCCAAAGTTGTAGCAGCATCAACTGCGTAATGGAACAAGTTTGCGTTCTTCAAGTTAATCAACATCAACTTGAATACATCAATACCGCAGAAACAAACTAAGTCACTCTTCTCAGCAACTGCTGCTGGAATCTGTGCATAGATTTGATCTAAGATATCATCTACGTTGGTGTTAGTGATTGAAGTGAAGGTTGTTGGTGCAGCGTTGCCCAATGTAGGAGAAGAAGTTGAAATCACTTTGATGAAACCATCAAAACGGCTCAAGTTAGGGTTGCCGCTTGTGGTATCACCTTGCCACATGGCAGTTTCCAAAGTTTGTGCAATAACGGCTGCTTTCTCAGAACCGATTTGCTCTTCAAAAGGAACTATTGTTGGTGAACCGGGCATGATTTGAGTTTGCATCCACTTAGCTTCCAATGTCTTAGGGCACAAAGTTTCTTCAACTTTTACTGCACCTACGGTGATATTACGCTGAGTGAAAGCAGTTGTACCACTTGGGTTGTAACCACAACCATCGGCTTGGAAGAAAACGGTTGAAGCAAGGATGTTCAAAGAAGCAGATGACTTAACACCAACTTGAACTTGGTTAGCAGATTGCAACAAACCAGCGGTTTTGTTACCGAAAAGGGCTTTTACCAACAAGTCAGTTGATTGCTCGTTGGTGTAATTAGCGAGTGAGGAGACGTTAAATGCCATAGTTTTATTTATTTATAGAGTTTTTTATTCTTTTAAGTGCCTCAAAGCGGTCGTTCTTTTTAGTAGATACAGGTGCTTTCAAGGGTTCTTCGCTTGGCAAGTCAGCAACCTTTTCAATCAGGTCAATTGCTTTGCTCATCGCTTCTTTGTGTTTGATGTTTGATGCAGTCAATGACTCAACCTTTGCAGACAATTCAGCGATTGCAGATTCCAACTTGGAAACGGTGTCGTTGAATGCAGATACGGTTGCGAACTCTTCAGCTTCAATTTCAATTTCAACTTCGGGTTCAACGATTTCAGTTACGAAACCACCTTCAGTTGTTACCAACATACCACCTTCAACCTCGTGAGTTGCATCAGGTGCTGGAATGTTACCTTCAGCGGTTTGAACGAACACGGCAGTTCCTACTGCCAATTCGCCTTCCCACTCAATGATTGTGCCGTCAGTCAAGGTGGCAGTTGCCATCTCAACTTTGACTTCTTCGTCCGAAAATCCCAACATCGTGCGGATTTCTTTCAATGTTTCTTTTGCGTTCATTTGTATAAAATTAGAGTTTATGTTTTCGTGTTGCAATTTTATTTGCCATTCCACTTGGAAAGGACTTCTTTCAATGCCTCAAGTATTTGTTCATCTTTGTCTTCAGGAAAGTCAAAAACTCCCTCAACGGAGAAACCTTTGAACTCGCCATCTTTGACTCTTGCCCACACATCGTCATTGTCTACCAAGTAGGAAACGAACCACGATCCGTCAGCAACTTCCTCAAATCCTTTCGGTGGCATCACGCCTCTCTCCCGGTCAATGATGTAGGACTCAAACAAACTCACGCCATCCATTATCGGAGTTCGGTGATGTGCGTTGACTGCATCGTACTTGTTTGACCTTGCCCATTTCTTGGCAATCTTGAAGATGCTCTCCTTGTCAAATACCACATAGTATTCACCCCTCACATCGTCTCTGCGATAGATGGGCAAATCGGCAATCATTGCTGCTCCAGTTACGATTCTCTTCTCCTCGTCTTGGATGGCAAACTTTTGTGCATCTACCTTGAGCATTCTCTCACACCAACGGAGCATCTCTTCTCCACCCCATAACAGGTATGAGATAGTTCCACACGCTTCGGTATCATCGGGGTTGTAGTATTCCTTCGCACGAGACAAGAAAGAGTATGTGCGTTGGATGGTCTCCATTGATAAATTCTCACGGTTGGCAAGTTGGTTTGCTCTTGCCTTGCCTACCAATGTAGCACACTTGTTGTTGACCTTGTCGTTCAACTCCATTCCACGAATGGCATTGTCAATCGCTGCTTGTGGGTAGTCGTTCTCAAACTTGCCCTCCCAATACGAGTAACAAATAGCGACTGCTTGTTCGTTATCCTTGCCTTCGTTGATAAGCATTGGCACACAACGACTGATGAACTCATCTTCACTCTCGTTTGGGTTTGGTTCAACAAACTCTTGGTTGAAAGCGAGAAAGTCCTTTTGTATTGCTGGAGATTCCACGAGAGAGACAAAGTCAATACCTGTCTCCTCGTCCCATTCGTTGATGTCTAATTTGTAAACTGGTAATTTCATCTTGTATAAATAGCGTTATTTCACAACGGACACTCTTTTGGTGTTTCCGACCCTTTGTTGTGTGCGTGAGATGTCTCCTTCGGTCACAAATACTCTCTGCTCAAATCCGCTTACTTGTGGCAATGTAGACGATACCTGTGGTGCAGACATTTGTGGGAATCCACCTCCGCTCACTTGCAATGGTGATGGTGCGGATGTAGTTTGGAATTGTGTCTTTTTAATTTTCGCCAATTGTGCAACACCGAACAACGCTGCTGCGGTTGCTTGTACAAATGGATACGCTGGGAATGCTGCGGTGATGGGTGAATCTTGTGCAGTTGTGAAAGCGTTTTGCGTTCCTTCAATTGTTGACAATATAGTTGAAGCATATCTCATCGCCTTGCCTATTTCAAATGCTCTGCGTTGTGATTCTTCGTCTCTTCCAGCAAAAGCATCAGCCAACTCAGAAATTGTATTGAAATAACCGATAGTTGATTTGATTAATTCCTCTTGGTTTGCTTGTACAAATAATCTTAATTTTTCGGAATCGGTATATTGTTTGCGAAATAACCCTTCTTGAAGTTTTAAAGATGTATCAACGCTGAATTTAACTTGTGCCTCTTGTTGTGTTAAACCTTTTTTGCGAATTTCATAAGCAGCATCAATGACCTCTTGTTCGTGTTTCTTTTGATCCTCTAACCGCTTTTTGTTTGCTTCGTTTCTTGCGTTCGCTTGGTCTCTATTGTAGTTCTGCTCCGTAATTTGTAAAACTTGAAGTGCGTTCTTTGTATCAAGAATTATCTTGCCCCACTCTTTCTCGTTATTCTTTCCGTAGTTTGCTCGTGCTTGTGCAAGTTCATTCTCTAACTTTTGGCGTTGTTTGTTGAACACACCAATTTGGTCACCTCTTGCCTCAAGCAATGCAATTTCTCGGTCAAGTTGTGCATTGTTTTTTTCAGTTGTCTTGTTCAACTTATCCAATGCCCTTTCTGCTGCGGAAGTAATCCCGACAAAATCGGTGAATCGCTGAACCAAATTTCCGACAAAACTTGCAATCGTTTTAAGACCGGGAACTAATCCCAAGATGGCGTTCTTTAATTTGTCAAAGTTGGCAATAATCAATGTCAATGCAATCCCAATTGCACCAAAGGCAAGAGTTGACATTCTGCCCAACGCTTGGAATGCTTTTAACACATTGCCCTGAATGTTTCTCGCAATAGCCGAGAATTGTTGTTGAACCTTTCCGAGTCCTTCTAGTCCTTCAGCCAACGCCATTGCACCTTGCAATTTGACCATTGTCTTTTGCAAGTCCTCACTCTCGTTGCCAAAGAGAGCCATTGCCCCTTGTGCTGCTTGGAATCCACGAGCAACGCCTTGAACAACCGTGTTGATTTGAGCAAACTTGTCGGGGTTTACTGCTGCAACTCGGTCATTGAAGTCATCCATTCGGTCACGAGCTTGTGCAAGTGCTTGTTCTGCCTTGATTGCTTCAGGCGAAAACTCACCGAACTGCATCACCGCTTGTTGTGCTGCAATGCTTAATTCTCTAATCTCTGCCTTCATTGATTTGAAGTCAGGTTTTTTGACCGTTAGGTCTATCGCTGCCGTTAGTGCCATTTTATTTTTCTCCCATTAAAAAGTAATCAACTCCGTCAGTCACAATCTCGTGTGCTGCCCATTGGTTTGTCATTATGTGTGTATCTCCTCCGTCTATCTTTGCCGTTCCAACCGTGTCAATTGTCACTTGTTGTCCAGCCGTAATCTTTTTGACTGCAAAGTA